TATTACAAAGGCCAAACGGCTGCGATGACGACGTGGACGCCAACGTCTGGTTCATTGCCGGTCGATTCGGAAAGCCGTCGCGCAACCTTGATTGAGGCGTGGCGTGGTCGGGTCGTGCTCTCGGGGGTCTCTGGTGATCCTCAAGAATGGTACATGTCGAAGATCAACGATCCGTTTGATTGGAACTATTCACCAACGGTCCTAGCCGAAGACCAGGCCGTTTCTGGCGTAAACGCACCTGCCGGTAAAGCACCGGACGTAATCCGATGCATCATCCCCGTCAGCGACGATGTGCTGGTCTTCGGGTGCGATCACTCAATATGGCAGATGAGCGGCGACCCGATGCTGGGTGGCCGGATTGACCGGATTGCCGATGGCGTTGGTACACCGTGGGGTCGCCCCTGGTGCCAGGACTCGTCACGCCACTTCTACGTCTTCGGTACTCGCGGCGGCGTCTTTCGAGGGACGATTGGCCAGGGACTGACAAAGATCACGACCGGTCGCATCGAGGAGCGTTTGGCGGCGATCAACCTCGACACAAACCTGATCCGCCTGGCGTGGAACGAACGCGAGCGGGGAGTGCATATCTTTGTTACGCCGTTGACGGTCGGTGACAGTAGCGTCGAACACTATTTCTACGACGTGCGAAACGAATCGTGGTGGATCGACAAGTTTGCCAATACGAATCACGACCCCCGTTCCGTTCATGTGTTTGACGGTGACGACGCGAACGACCGCGCAATCCTTCTCGGTGGCCTGGACGGATACCTGCGGAAGTGGGATCTGGCAGCAACCGATGACGACGGGACAGCGATCAGCAGCCACGTCTACCTCGGCCCGATTGCCGCAAAGGGTCCGATGGCGATACGGATCAACGAGATCCGCAACGTGGTCGCGAAGGGCTCATCGAATGTGACCATGTCGGTGTATCGGGGAGACAATCCCGAGGACGCATACAACTCTTCGTCGGCGTTTTTTACGTCGACATTGTCGGCGGGGAACAACGCAGCGGAGCGTCGAAAGACGACTGCTCACGCGGTGTACCTGAAATACGGAAACACCTCGGCCAGCCAGACATGGGCAATGGAGCACGTCGAGTGCGAGTACCAGGAAACGTCGGCACGTTTTGCGAGGACGTTCTAGATGACCAGTACAGTTACCGCTGCCACGCTGACGGTGAAGATCACCGAGACGATCACGCTCAACGGTTCCGACCAGGGTGCGACGAACACGATGACGATCGCGTCGGTGAACGAGGTGATGAAGCGGATTGTGACCTGCGTGAATGGTCAGACAACGACAGTTCTCACGTTCAACAGCAACGCATACGGTGCAGCGGGAGCGTTGGACACGGAAGACGCCAAGTACATCCGATTGACGAACTTGGACAACACCGAGTCCGTCGAGATCGCAGTTGTGACAGGGGCAACCTTGTACCAAGTCACACTGCGAGCGGGTGAAAGTCACGTTCTTGGTTCGCCAGACGACCTCATGCTGGCGGAAGCTGACACAAGTCCAAGTTTCGGAACGATGGCGGATCTGGCGAGCATTCAGGTCAGGCCGACCGGATCGGCCACCGTTGACATTGAAGTCTTTGTGGCGAGTACCTGATGGGCGTTATCAACCGAGGGTATGAACAAGGCCGGTTCGTCGACGTTGCTGGCGGCGGGGTGGCTCGTATGCGCCGCAGCCAGAACAACCTGGCCGGTAAGCACTCGGTATTGCGGGAACTGGGAGTCGGAACAAACGATCCTGAAAAATCGATGCACATTCTCTCCGAGCAGAGTGGCGGTGCATTGATGGTCGAGAGAATCCAGACGAATGCCAATCCCGCTGCTGTAATCCTGCGAAAGTCCAGGGGCGACCTCGACGCAAAAGTGGTTATCGCGGACGACGACAACTTGGGCGACTTCCTGGTCGAAGGCTACGTCGGTGCGAACAACGGTTACCAGACGCTTGGCGACTTCCGTTTCGAGGTGGACGGTTCGGTGACTGACGCTGCGAGTGGTGCTCCGGTACGCATGGTCTTGAAACTGGCCAGCGGTAGCGGGTTGGTCGAGCGGCTGCGGCTCGACAGTTCCGGCAACATGGGCATCGGGATGAACGACCCGTCCACAAAGCTGACCGTGGAAGGTGCAGTCACCCTCAAAGAACAGTCATCAGCCGATTCGGATGTGGCAGCTTATGGTCAATTGTGGGTGAAGACTGCTACGCCGAACGAGTTGTATTTCACCACCGATGCTGGCAACGACATCCAGATAACGAGTGGAACGTCGATGGCCGGAGGCGGTGGAAGTGGAGACATTACTGGAGTCACTATCCAGACGGACAGTGGTTCTGGCAGCAAGGCTACCGACACCAGTGGATCTGCGGATTTCATCCTCCAGGGCGATTCGGCTGGCATCGACGTTACCAACAGCGGAACGACGATCACGGTTGCTCTCGATCTCAACGAGATCACCGCAGGCGCGGTTGCTGATGGCGATTCGTTTGTGTTCGTGGACGCGAATGACAGTAACGCCAACAAGAAGGAGGCTATCGCGGACCTCGCAACCTTGTTTGCCGGTGACGGATTGACAGCCTCCTCGTCTGTTATGGCCGTCAACGTGGATGACTCCACAATCGAAACGAACTCAGATGCGATCAGGATCAAAGATGATGGCGTGACCTACGCCAAGATCCAGAACGTCTCAGCGACTGACAGGATTCTTGGAAGGGATTCGTCCGGCGCGGGGGTGATCGAGGAAATCACGCCAGCCAACCTCCGCACGATGCTCAACGTAGCTGACGGTGCCACTGCTGGGGGAGAGGCAAACGAATACTCGTTTAAGACCATCTCGGTCAGCGGCCAGGACAACGTGGTTGCAGACACCACGACCGACACCCTCACGTTTGCGGCGGGGTCCAATGTCACGATCACGACCACTGCTGCGAGCGACACGGTCACCATCGCTTCAGCTGACACAAACACAACGTATTCGGCAGGCACTCTTCTCGATCTGTCCACCACCACATTCAACGTGGATCTGACGGAAGCAAGTGAACAGGCGATAGCCAACGGCGATTACATCTTGTTTCTGGATGGTGGAGCTACGGGTTCGCATGCAAAAGAAAATATTGCGGATGTCGCAACACTGTTTGCCGGTGATGGACTAACTGCTTCGTCAGCGGTGATGGCCGTCAATGTTGACGACTCGACCATCGAGACGAGTTCAGATGCGATCAGGATAAAGGACAACGGGGTGACGCTGGCCAAGATGGCCGGTCTCGCAAGGGGCAAGATCATCCACGGGGATTCCAGCGGCGACCCTGCTGCGCTCGCGTTGGGGAGTGCCAATACTGTTCTCCAATCTGACGGAACGGACTCGTCGTGGGGTACTGTGGCAACAGCGATGATTGCTGACAACGCAGTGTCTCTGGCCAAGATGGCTGGTCTGGCGCGGGGTAGCATAATTTACGGTGACGCCAGCGGTGACCCTGCTGCTCTGTCCGTGGGATCGGATACCTATGTTCTGACTTCCGATGGAACAGATGTCGCGTGGGCATCAGCGGGCGGCGGGAGTGCGAGGTCGGTAGCGGGTGACACTGACAATGCGGTCATGAGTTGGGTGACCAGCGACAACACGTTCGCTGCAGAGGCCAACCTGACATTCGACGGCAACAGCCTGTTGTGTGTGACCGGTAGTGCGAGTGCGGTTCCGTGCACGATCAAGGGAGCAGGTAGCCAGTCGGTGGACTTGGTGCAGTGCCAGGATAGCTCAGGTGACAACCTGCTGATGATCGACCAGGGGGGCAGTATCCGGTTGGGATTGGGTGGCGACCGCGAGGTTCACGTCGAGCCGGAAAGCGGGACCAACCGCGCAGGCAAAGACATTTTCATCAAGGGTGGCAAATCGACGGGCAACGGCGAGGGTGGGGACATTCGGTTTTACACCTCTCCAGTTGGCTCGTCTGGCTCAAGCGTCAATGGATGGGCCGAGGTGTTGAAAATTCGGCACGATAAGATTTTGGACTTCAAGCTAGCCGCCGAGACAGATAGTGGAACCGACTATCAATACGCCTCAAAAGTGTTGGAGGTCAAGGTCGCCGGATCTCAATACTTTCTTCCACTTTACGAAGAGACGGGCGGCGGCGGCGGCGGCGGCGGCGGTGGGGGTGGGGGTGGAGGTCCGTAAACCAGTGGGTCATGAACTCTTATCTGCAAAGACAGTGGTCGTCGTTCAATTTCTTGTGCTGGCCACCATTCTGCTTTCGCAAAATGAAGGTGTTTTGAGATGAATGTCGAGGGTCACACAAGACATATTTCGGTGTGGAGCTAATCGATGGGCCAGATCACGATCAGCGCCTGGGGCAAGGACATCACGATCGAATTTCCCGACGACATGGCGGGTGATGCACCGGCTGCGTTCGCGGCACAGTACGAGTACGAAGCGACGATCCTTGATGAAGACGAAAACGAGATCCCAAACCCCGATTCGGAAATCGAATTCACGATTCACCGGATCTTGGATTACATCAAGGACGTGATCAGAGCGGCGGGGATTCGGGCCGCGAAGGACGCAGCCGTCGATGCGGCACGCCTGGAGATCGAGGACCAGTTGAACCAGATCGATTTGACGATCAATGACGGGGGTGCGTGATGGCTCGAACTCAAACGGTTCAATTTCAGCCGGGATTCTCTGACCTGATTTCGTCGGGCAACACGGGACTGCAGTCGCAACTGGATTGGTCAAACACTGCGTACCCCAACATGTTTCGGACTGACGGTGTGAATCGCGGTCAGGTCTTCTGGGACAATGCGAGGGATATTTTTACTTCTTATTCCGATGCGTTTGGTGACAAAGCACTCGAACCGATCGTGTTTCAGGGCAACCTGATGTCGACGGACACCCGATCGGGCGGGCGAGCGTTTGGTTCGGCTAGTCGATTTAAAACGTATCAGCACCATCCATACGGCATGGTTCCTTTGGGTCCAACCGCCGAATCAGAGCAGTTTCGGGGAGGTCCGACTGGCGGTGGCGGAGGTGGCTTGAGTTCAGGAATGCCGATGTCGTCGATGCGGTATCTTGACCCATCCACGGGGGAGACTTTCAGCGTAATTCGTCGTGGTGATATCGGGTACGTCTACGACCGTTCGACTGGCGATTCAGTATTGGCAACCGGCGATGGGGGTACAACGACAACCGTTGGTGACGCAACGACGGACACGACGACCGGTGAAACCACGGTTGGCGATACGACAATCACCGACACCACCGGCGGAACAGCGACCGAGGTGACCACCACCGGTGACACGCCAGTCACCGATGTGACGACGACCGATGATTCAGGTGTTGGCCTAACAGGCACGACAGGTACGGGGACGAGTGACATGCCGTTGACTTACCAAAACCTTCTTGGCGGTTGGGGGATGAATCAAGGCGGGGGGTACTCATACAACCCCGGTTTCAACCTGCCCCAAGCGCAGTATCCTGTGCCAGGCGACCGTCCCACGTTCTCTGATTACACGAATGACCAGATAATCAGGTCGTTGCGAGCGGAACACAACTGGTTAGTTCCCGGCGTGACAGAAGGTACGTTCCGCGAACGTGAGGGATGGGACGTAAAAAGTGATCAGGACATCTTGGACTTCATGGCGGGGAAGTCGGCGTCGTGGTTGCAGGGACAGCAGAAAGAGTTTCGTCCGGCAGCTTTGGCCCAGATGGGTGAAGACATCGGGCAGCGCAACGAATTCCAGCAACGGACCCAGGCCGCTGACATCCTGAACATGGCCAACCAGGGCTTCCTCGGCTCGATGGGCATGATGCAGGATTACGGTCGTGGAGCCATGCAGGAAGTCGGCAAGAACTACCTGCGAAACGTCGGTCGAGGTCGAGCCGGCCTGGCATCTCGCGGCATGACCGGGACCACCGTGTACGACGCGATGATGCGTGGTGCAGGTGAGCAGTCGATGCAGGACTATTTGACTACCCAGGACGCGATCACCGGCAGGAAGATCCAGACGTATCAGCAGGGTATTGGCGGAATCGTCAATGCGTTGAACTCGATCCAATACCGCACGATGCATCCGATGGAGTACGCGAACCTGTACCAGGCGTTTGGCGAGGGTGGTGCGGGGGCTGACGTTCCCGAGGCACCGAGTACGACGACCAATGCGTTGCTGGGTACTGCTCTTGGCGTGGCCACGCCACTGCTGCTCAACAGCATCTTCGGACCAGTTGGCGCTGTAGCGGGTGGTGTACTTGGGTCCGCTGCGGCTGCGGGCGGAAATATCCTCGGGGGTATTGGTGACTTTCTCGAAGATACTTGGGATACAATCACAGATTGGTTTTAGTGGCAGGAGCAACCCGTGCCGGTAGTTGAAAGTTATCCGAGCATTGTCGGCATAGCCCAGGTTGCGCAAGCGGCGGGACAGGGCCGTTACAACCAGTGGTTGGCTGAGTACAACGCCCGATCGAACCAGATGAAGACCAACGCTCTGATGAGCGGGTTCCAGACCGGTTCGAGTCTCGGGATGTCGATCGGCAACATGTGGCAGCAGCAGGCCCAGTTTGCCCAGCGGCAGGGGTTCATCGAGAGCCAGGCTGCGCAGACCCTGCAGAAGGATACCGAGTTCACCCAGGCGATGATCCCTGCGCTGGACCCCTTGGTGCAGCAGATGTACCCGCACCTGAACGAGGAGCAGCGTGGGCAATATATCGGATCGCTGGATCGACGGCAGATCGATGCGCTGACCAACAACCTCGGAAACGCCAGTCGTGCGAAAGCCGCGTATGACCAGTTTGGTAGCCCACAGGCGATAAGAAAACAGGCGAAGGCGACCTACGACAAAATGGTCACCGGGCAGAAGCACCACAATGCTCGTGTCCAGGCTCGTCTTGAACCGTTGTTTCAGCGGATGCGAGACAACGACCTCGGTTTGAACGAGGGAGCGGTTCAGCGAGAGATCGCACAGATCCTGCGTGAGGAAGGTGAGGCAAAAGAGGGGCAGTCGTTCCAAGAGACTACAGATCGGAACCAAGCAGACATCTACGACAATGATGGACATCTAATTTCAAAACTCGTTTTGGTGCCTGACGGCAAAGGTGGCCAGAAAACGATGGAAATCAAGATGCCCCAACCGACGACAACCGGCACGCGGACGCGGGGAACGGGAACTAGCGGGGCAATGGACGAACTGGAAGAGCGCCACAAGGTCTGGGGTTACGTCGACACCGAACACAAGCGAATGCTTGAGGAATGGAAAACGACTCACGGTGGGCAATATGGCGATATCAATGAGGACGATGTAGCAACCTTCCGCGATACCAATGACGGCACGTTGTATCGTCGGGCAAAAGCTGGAGAACGACATACCGCGTATTTCAATGACACACCGATGGTGCCAGCGACCATTCCTCCGCGTCCCACTTTTGACGATGCCAAGCAGTCTATCGTGAATCGTTACCCCAGCGCGGCACCAATGCTAAATGCAGGTGCGCAGCAAGCAGGTGGCCGCCGCCACAAGCTGGTATTCCCACACGAATGGCCAGCGGTACAAGGCGCTCAACGCGGAACCCCGCAGCCACGCGCCGCCCAGCAGCCTGGTCAGACGATGCCGCAGGTTCCAAGGCCGCGACGACCGGATCTAATTCAGCCGCGGGTTCCTTCGCCTGGCGGCATGGCCGAATACGGCGCGGCAGGAATTGATGAGCGTGGTCGTGTGCGACCT